CGCACAAGAAGTTGCCGATGAACTATCATCTCACCTACTCGTATGGCGGCGGCGATACGAACGATGCGATGTGGTGCTTGGACAACGGAGTGAATGTCTCTGTCGTGTTCGACATCAAGCGTGGTCACAAACTTCCTTCCCACCATTGGGGATACGAAGTGATTGACGGCGATAAGCACGACCTGCGTTTCCTAGACAAGCCAGACGGTCGTCACGGACGCATCGTTGGACTGCGAGCCAAAGGCAAAGCAGTCGGTGTCGAAGGCAAACAGTTCTCCTTCATCCAGAAAGGAGTCGTGTCGTGAAAACACACAGACTCTTCACCTACGAGCAAGCGATTGCTCGCCCTAGCACACATAAGTGGATTGACGGCAATGAAATCCATATTGTGTGCAAGTGTTCGTGCGACAAATGCGAGTCCATTCGCACCAAGCGTGTTGAAAGCCGAAAGAACTACCTCGACTCTTACAGGAACGACCCTGCTAACCAAGAGCGACACAAACTCTATCAGGCTAAACTGCGTAAGGTAGGCAAAGCAAAGACAGGACTCGCTTGTCTCCCAGTCGGCTGGACTGGATGCGGATACAGAGATGACCACATAGCGTTCTACGACAGCGTGAAAGCATTCTGTTTTAAGAATGGCGTTAGCGTAAACGAAATGGTCTACCTTGCCGTGTCCAAGTACATCATTCAGCACACGAAAGGGGTGAAGTCGTGAACGAACACGACACGCAGGTGATGTGGATACAATCCGCAGCACAGGACTATATGTTTGAACCAGAAGAGCAGATGGTAACCAAAAAAGGTTACACCGCTTTGCTGTTCGCAAAAGACGAGGTGAATAAAATCATCCGTCAATGCGAGAAGCGTTTCAATTGGAGGCCGAACATTCTTGGCAGTCGCTGGGTGACCACGACTGTTCAAGACCCACGGCTCAACATTTGCGAATGCGGAAGCGGGCTTCAAACCTTCTGGCTCAACGATGGACACGGCATACCTCTCTGCAAGGTGTGTGACGATTGCAAGCAACGCAAGTTGTTGCGATACAGACCAGACATAATGTCCGCTTATGAGGCGGACGAACCGATTGACGATAATGAATAAGAGTCGTCTTTCTGAATGGGAGGACAAACACGAAAACCTTCTCGCCGAACTGCTCTCCTCCCAGAGCGGTGAAGCGGAAACCCAAAATAAAAACAACAATGACCAAGCGTCACAGCCGTCCCATCAAGGCTCAAACTAGATGGAAACTGGTGAGCGAAGAATTGCTCACCTTCAACGAGGTCAACACGACCTCCGTAAACGCTGACAGCAATGTCAAGCGTACCAAGGGCAAGCCCAAGTGGCTTGCAACTCCCGAAGCAGAACAGAAGCGGCTCGATGCCATTCGTCTCCGTCACCAACAGCGTAAGGATGCTCGTGAAGCGTCCAAGCGTTATATGGAAAAGCACGGACTCAAGTGCATCTCCGCTCGCATTCCTTCCAACATCGTAGACTCGTTCCAGTACATCTGCGAAAAGGAAGGCATCTGTCGTGCCGAAGTCATCGCCCGACTTCTCAACGGCTTCATCCAGCGTAACTCGTATAACAACACGAAGTAACGCATCCACTCGCTGTATCCTGTGCGAAAGCCGCTACAAACATCTAGGCAAGTAGCACAGGGTGCATCAACCAAACCAAAAAACAAAACACCAACAAACAACCGTTATGAAAAACCTGTTCTCCACCGTCTGCTCTTGGTTCGCTCCCAAGAAGTACGAACCCAGCGAGGTCGATATGCTCCGCTTGGAGTATGCGGCCCGCATCCAGTCCCTTGAACACGATGTTCGTAGGCTCTGCACGATGCTCAATCACGACCAAGTCAGCGTGACCACCAGCGATGAAACGCTGAAGGAACACTTTGACGCTGTCGTGTCCAAGAGCGTTATGAAGTGGCTCGGCAATTGGGCTGACGATAAGTTCGTCTCCAACGACAACCTTGATGACGCAGTCAGCGATTGCATCAGCAATGGTTCGTTCATCAGCGATGAACTCGACAACGAAGATTGGGACTACCGTCTCCGTGACTGCCTCGACTGGGACAGGGTCGCCGACAAGGTCGTAGATAAAATCGACTGGTCTGATGTCGTATCCAACAACGACATCATCACTCGTGACGAACTCGACCCAGAAGATATTATGCTCAAGTCGGAGCATATGTCTGACGATGACCTCGTGACTCGTGAGAACCTGTCCGATATGGTCTGCGATGAACTCAAGCGTGACTGGTTCACCACCAAGTTGCAGGAAGACATCGCTCGTATCTTCAAGGATACGCTGTACGCCGCTCGTGAAAACGAGGAAGCCAACTACCGCAACGCAATCGACGATGCCATCGAGGCAAAACTCGACCTGCTGTTGGTCGAGCAGTTGAAGTCCAAGTTCGGCCCGCAGTTCGACATCTGGTTCCACAACCTCGTGGCCCACGCAGTCAAGACGGTTCTGGGCGAGATGGTCAAAGCGGCCTACGAAGAAGTCACCACCAGCGAGGGCAACAGCAATGCCTAACCCTTACACGCAGGTCGTTGTCTGGCCTCACACGCTTCTCGGTGAAGACAACACCGAGCAGGACTTCCAGAAGTTCGTCACCGAAACCTTTGATGCTCGCATCAAACTCATCGGTGAACATCGCATCAACAAGGACAGGACTGACCTCCTGTTCTACATCCACAGCGAGGACATTCGCAAGTTCGCTATCGCAAGGCTCTCTTGGGGTATGCGTTGGCTTGAAGATGTGATGGCTAATGACGGCAGTTACACGCCGCCAGAAGGCATCCTTCCTACTTGGAATGAAGACGCAATCATCGAGGCCAAGTCCAAACACCTGTCCTCTTAACCTCCAACCAATTTGTGCGAAAAGCGAAGCGTCGACACAGGTGTTAGCCTAGTAGCACAGAAACCAAACAAAAAACACACATATGTCACACGACATCGAGGGTGCTGGCCTCTCCCTAATCCGCCAGCAATACGAGAGCGAGACGCAAGTCGCTCGCTCCTACGGCCAGAAGGTCTCTTCTGGTTCTCACGCCCACGAATACACGGTCAAGTCTGTCCCGCTCTACACGGCTGACGGCAAGCCCGCTAACGCTTGGGGCAACCAGCGTTCCGACAATGGCATCATCATCGGTGTCACATCGGAGCGTTACGGCATCGTCCAGAACTCCGCATTCACCGACTCCATCGAGACTGGCTTCAATAGCCTTGGTCTTGAGCCGAGCAAGCGTGAGGCCATCGTCACCCGCTGGGGTGCAAGGTCGCACATCGAGTACGAGTTCAATACCCGCACCGCACAACCCGCCAAGGGTGACACGGTTGCGTTGCGTATCATCGCTCGCAACTCGTTCGATGGCACGAGCAAATCGTCCATCAGCGTTGGTGCTGTCCGCTTGGTCTGCCTTAATGGTATGACCTCGTTCCGACAGGACTTGTCGATGTCCGTGCGACACACCACCAATGTGTCTCCCGCATTCGTCACCCGAGTCCTGCAACAGGCGATGGACGAGTGGTCTGAACTGAATGCAGTTTGGGCCAATATGAGCCGTGTCGGCATCTCGCAACAGCAGGGCTACACCATCATCGACAACCTCACGAAGCGTGGCATCTATGCCGAGCGTTTCGCCAAGGCCGTCACCGATGTGTGGGCACACCCTACCTACCGAGAAGACGAGTCTCGCAACATCTGGAATCTGTACAACGCTCACACGCAAGTGCTGACGCATAACTACGGCATCCAGAAGTACGAGATGACTCAACGCTCTGGTCATAACATCGTGTCCTCCCTCCGTGGTGCGGCACACAACGAGGCCGAGTTCCTGTCGCTGGTGACCCCAGTCGACATCAACAACTGATACACAGGGACGCATCATCGCAAGGTGGTGCGTCCCGCCTATCACTATGGGTCTCGACCAATACGCTTGGGCACAGCGTCCAGAAATCGCCCCGCTTGAACTAATCACCGAGCGTGAACTAACCGAACAAGAGTTTGAGACAATCGACAAAGGCAAGATTGACCTTTGCCAATGGCGTAAACACGCAGACCTCAACGCTTGGATGACGGAACTCTACTCCAGCAAGGGTGGTATGGATGAGTTCAACTGTGTCACGATGCCGCTCACTCGTGAAGATTTGCTGTCCCTACAGCAACACATCGAAGAGCATAATGGATACGAACAGCGTGGCGAAGGTTTCTTCTGGGGTGCAACACAGCCCGAAGACATCGTCCGTGACAAAGCCTTCATCAAGGACGCTCTCAACGCCCTGTCCGAAGGTTACGAAGTCTTCTACTCCTGCTGGTACTAATCATACCTATGAGCCTAGACTTCAAGTTCCCAGAGTCCGTTGACCGCTCGCTCATCGAGTACACGACACAGCGAGCAGGTGACGATAAGCCACAACTGTACTGGCATCCTCGTGCCGAAGTGTTCATCTACTATCAGATGTTGCTTCAACACGACCTCACAGGCGAGATGACTACGGACAAGTTGATTGAGATTGCGAGACGCATCGCCCTCATCGACCTGTTCCATATCTCTCCTCAACTGTGGGAAGGTGATGTTGCATATCGTGTGCAACTAGCCGATGTCATCGCCTATTGGGGCTTGTCCACAAATGTATCCCACCTTACTCGCAGTAAGTGGGATGCTTATTACCAGCGTTGCTTCATCAAGCGTGACGCAAAGGATGTTATCGAGCGTCTGCGTGTGCGTGTGCCATACAGAACTAGAAACTCCGATGCCAACGCCAGTTGAAGTGATTGTCCTATCCTTGTTCGCAGTAGCCCTGTACAAGGCCGTACGCAAAAAATAGAAATAGCACAAAAAGTCACCCACAGCCACAGGTGTTAGCGTGACTTTGAGTGCGGCGGCATATTCGGTGTGCCGCCTCCATCTTTCCACAGACCCCTCCAAAGGTCGTGGTATAATAAAGGAGTCGAGGCAATCACGCCGAGGCAAAACCAAAACCAAACACACACCACAATGAGCAAGTCCCCCAGCAAGTCCACCAAGTCCACCGCCGCCGAGAAGCAGCCGCTCAAGGCGAGCGAGTTCCTCACCGCCGCCGCCAAGGTCACCGCCGCCGCTCGCAAGAGCGTGAAGGTCGAGACGAGCAAGAGCGGCAAGAAGGTCGCGTCCATCAAGCCCACCGCCGAAGAGGCTCTCCGCTTCATCCTCGAGTGCGGCCCGATGGTCGCTGAGATGGTCGAAGCCGCACGCACGGCACGAGACGCCGCCAAGGCCGAAGGCTCCAAGGCTTTCACTGGCACGGCGGCTGTCGTGTGCGAGAAAGTGAAGGGCATCAAACTCGATGACGCCGCCGTCATCAAACTCGGGACGGCCGCAATGAAGCGGGCAATGAACCTCGGTGACTTCAAGTCCCTCATCGCCGAGCGTCTCGCCAGCAAGTGAGCGTGCTAGCACTCCTCGTGCTGCTCGCCGCCGTACGCATTGTAAACGGAAAGTGAATGCGTTGTAAGTAGCACGGCATTACAGAGAAAGTGTTCCCCTCGCCAACACGGCGGGGGGGACACGCTTCTCTTCTTTTGCACCGTTCTTCAACGCATTACTCTGGACACTATTTACGGTAAAAGGCAAGCATAGTCTGTAAAGGCTGGGGGTTATTAGGGGGTTTTATAATCTGTTTGTCAAGGCGGAACTGTAGAAAGTCGGTTTTTTGTCTGTTTTTATGCTCAAAAGGGGGGAGGAAATGTATTTCCTAGGGGGGTGAAGTGTATTTCCCGAGGGGGGTGCAATGGATTTCCTACATATAGTATAGTAGATATAATAGCGTATACATAAAAGGGTTGACATATCGATTTGTTGGGTTTTGGTAGACATATGGACAAGGAAGACATCAAGGAAAAGGACTTGGTAGACAAGTTCGGCATAAGCCGTAGCGAATTCAAAGAAATACGAGAATCCATTGAGGCAGAACATCAATTGGGTACTCTCTGGTACAGGGAAAACTCAAACAAGCCCGAACATCTGCGTACTGTGTACTGGACAGGCAATGGTTTGCTGTATTTGAGATACTATATGGAAGTTAAGCGTCAGTTGACCGACATTGTAGAGACCCCCAAGGAATGGAAGCCTATGACTAAGGGTGAGTTTGATAAATCGGTCAACAATACCTATTGGGCTGGCAAGGTTGTTGTAAATAACTACAAAAACGCTACCTGCATAATGGTCGAGCATCAAACTGGATTCAAAGTCTTGACAAAGTGCAAAGACAACAAACAATACTCCAAGGGTTCGTATGTTTTGGTTGATTCAAAGAATCTGACTCACATTGTACGCACTCCCAGTTACAAATCATATGAAAAAGCCAACGAACAAGCCATCAAAGCAAATTCCAAATCCAAATAAGGAGTTTATCGACAAGTTGACCAAGGATTTTGGTATACCCAAGTACGATAAGCGTAAAATCGAAGATGGATTCAACAATAACGACAAACCCAAGAAAAAGTAATGGCTACATACAAAGGTCGTAAAGTTTCCCTTAACAAGCCCTTTAGAACTCCTAATGGCCCAAAGAAGTCTGCGGTCTATGTGAAGGGTTCGAAGGGAAAGGCAAAGATTGTGCGTTTCGGTGACCCGAAGATGTCAATCAAGAAGAATAACCCTGCTCGCAGAAAGTCTTTCCGTGCTAGACACAAGTGTGCTACCGCTAAGGACAAGACCTCTGCCAGATACTGGAGTTGCAAGGCTTGGTAATATTTATATGAAAACTAAAAAGAAATCCTGTGGTTGCAAGAAAAAGTCTTGCGGTTGCAAGAAAAAGTAAAACGATGCGATGCTTACGCATCGCAAAGGTAAAGGCCACTGTAACTCAATCGGCAGAGTACCTGTTTTGTAAACAGACGGTTGTCGGTTCAAGTCCGACCAGTGGCTCCACTTTATGAACCAAGAAGAAGAATGGAGGCCAGTGCCAATCAAGCAATTTGAGGGGCTGTACGAGGTTTCAAGTCACGGACGGCTCAAGGCTTGCCCCAAGACTACAAGTGACGGCAGAAGGCTTCCAGAGCGGATTGTCGGTACGACCAAATTAAAGTCTGGCTACCTACAATTTAAACTCTACAACGACGGGTTTAGGATAAACATAAATGCACACAAGTTAGTTGCAATTACATTTGGTCTGATATATTGGAACGAACATTCTTTGACGGAGTTACAGATAAATCACAAGGACGGCAACAAGGAGAACAACAGTGTCTCTAACCTTGAAGCCTGTACCCCAAGCGAGAATGTGCTACACGCATACCGAACAGGGTTAAAATCATATGGACGAACCAACAGACATTAACGAACTATTCAACAAAGGCCAAGTCAGTGCAAAGAAGGCTGATGAAACCTCAAAAGGCCCAGTTGAAACTGCTACATCTTTATGGAACAGAGGATACGCCCCAGAAATTACTGCCACTGGAGTTGCCGCAGTATATGGTGGTAACGCACTTAAGAATTACATAAAGAACTTAAATGCAGTCAAGGAGGCCATTGCCGCAGAAGAAGAGGCAATGAGGTCGCTTAGAACTCCTGCAACTAAATCTGCCAGACAACCGTTCAGCAAGGAAGGATTTATGCTTTCTGGAGGCAGAGATGTAAAGGCTGTTATGCCTCAGCAAGGCGGTGCTGTTCCGTACACAAGACTTTCAAACATAATGCCTATTGGTGGCCCCGAAGGAACAGGACTTGGTGTGCTTAAAGGCAAGGAGTATTCAACAGCCGCTAAGATGACCGCAGAGCAGATGTTCAGATATTTGTATCCTCAAAGTAATTTGGGAGTAACAGCCACCACTCCAAGAATTATGATTAAGGGTTTCCAACAGGGAGAACCTTTGCGTCAAACGCTTGCCGTAACTCCAGAAAATGTAAAGAGTGGAAAACTTCCTACAACTAAAATTCCTACAGGTAAACTTCCTGCACCAGAAACAAGTTTTATACCTAAAACCATCGGCAAGGTAGCAGGTCTGCTCAAAAAGATGGGCGGAGGTAGAAACATTGCAGGTGGTGCTTTTGATATAATACCTATGACGATAGGTGAAATGAACAGAACTAGGTCTGACTATGAAAACCCCTTGACTGGAGAAGTCTACAGAAGAAACGAAGTCACAAATCTTGATGGTATTAATTATGCTAATTCTGATTTGGAAACCATTGCAATGTTCCACCCAGACAATGCAGAGAACTATCCAGAAATAACAGATGAGATGAGGGCAAACTTCTTTAGAAAGTAAGTGAGCGACCTTTCCTCGTTCAAGCCGACTCCGCATCCTGTAATTAAGATGCCAGATGTCAAAATGCTCGTTGAGCGTTTTGGTTTGGACAAGACCGCAGAGATACTTGAACTGAGAGAGGACAAGATACTTGCAGAGCAGTTAGACCCCTATCGTCACGGCTTTGAACCAGACCATTGGAAGGAAGCAGACCGACTGATAAAGGAAAAGCAAGAACTGCTCGTGCTTGGAGGCAATCGTGCTGGCAAAACGGAGTGGATGGCAAAGCGTGTCATCCAAACCTTGATAAATAAGGAAAAGGCAATGGTCTGGTGTCTGCACACAACGCAGAAGTCCAGCATTCAGATGCAACAGAATGTAGTCTGGAAGTATATGCCTCCAGAACTAAAGAACTGTAAGAAGACAAAAGTAACTAACATCGCTTACTCGCAGAAAAACGGATTCTCTGAAGAGTCGTTCATTTTGCCAAATGGGTCTCAGTGTGTGTTTATGAATTACGCACAGAAGCGAGATGTCATCGAAGGTGGCGAGTGCGACCTTATATGGTGCGATGAACTTGTGCCGATGGACTGGGTTGAGACGCTACGCTACCGTATTGTGACTCGTAGAGGGAAACTGGCGATTACATTTACGCCAATTGCTGGATATTCGCAGGTTGTTAAGGAGTTTGTCGCTGGTTGTACCTTCAAAAGTTGGATGAAGGCCGACATTTTAGACCCAAACAATGTATATGTCGGTGGAATACCTCGTGGACATATGCCGTTTACAGCAGAGTGTCATCGAAACAATGGTTCGGTCATCTGGTTTCATTCTCAACTCAATCCTTACAACCCATTTGACGAACTTGTTAAGACTTTGGATGGCAAAAATCTGTACGAGAAGAAAATTCGTGCTTATGGATGGGCTGACAACACTGTCGGAAATCAATTCCCTAGATTTGGAGACAATCACATCATAGATGAGTCAGCAGTTCCAGAAACTGGGACTAATTATATGGTCACAGACCCTGCTGGAGCAAGAAATTGGTTTATGCTATGGGCTAGAAAGGCTGATGATGGAAACCTTTATGTCTACAGAGAATGGCCCGACATATCATATGGCGAATGGGCTTTGCCTAGTGAAAAGGCAGATGGCAAAGAAGGTATAGCACAGAGAAATGGGGCTGGTATGGGCATCGATGACTACAAACTTTTAATTGAAAAACTAGAAGAGGCTGATGAAGAGGAAGTTATGGAAAGATATATTGACCCTCGTGCAGGAGCGACCCAAGCGATAGGTAGAGATGGAGGTACATCGGTTATTGAACTGCTTGATAGTGGAGAAAAGCCTATGTACTTTGCTCCAGCCGCTGGAATAGCAGTTGAACAGGGAGTTTCTATGATTAATGACCTGCTGGCTTATAATATGGGAGAGCCCATATCCCCCCTCAACCAACCCAAACTATTTGTAACTAAAAATTGCAAAAACCTCATATACTGTCTTAAAGAATGGACAGGAGCAGACGGAGATAAAGGTGCAACAAAAGACCCAATAGACTGCCTTAGGTATTTAGTTGTAATGCAACCAGAATTTATAGACAATAAAACTAATATAAACAATACACCCTTCTCTTACTAATGGACGACCCAGAATCATATTCCCACGAACTCAAGGAGACTCAAGACCCGCTTCTTATTGAGTCAGAAAAGCCTAATGTTCCAGAACTCATAAATGAACTTAGCCGTTCTTATTTGTTTGGTGCTAATACAACCGAACTGAACGACAATGACGACATTCGTTTTTGCAGATGGAACGGACAGACTTCTGACGGAAAGAAATTTTCCGAAAACCGTGACGAAGATGACCCCGCTCTTCCGTTTGAAGGTGCGTCTGACTCAAGAATTAGACTTATCGATAGAGTCATAAACGAGCAAGTGGCTCTCTGGATGAACTCTTTGAAGGGTTCAAAACTTGGCGTTTCTGGCAGAACCCCAGATGATGCAAAGAACGCCAGTTCTATGTCTAGCCTCTTGGAATATGTAACGGCTGGAAGAATGAAGCAGGAAATGCGTAAGGAAGCAGAACTTCTTGCTCAGTACACAAACCAGTACGGATGGGGAGTCGTTCACATTGGTTGGGAACAGGAGATGGGTATGTCTGAGACAAAGTTCACATTGTCAGACTTGGTAAATATGTCTGCGGAAATGGCTCAAGGCAATCCAGACTCTCCAGTGGCAAATATTGCTCAGTTTGTCATAGACAAGGACAAGGAGGATGTTGCTGTGTCTATAATCCTTTCCGTGAAGCCAGAGTACGAGGAAAAGCAAGCCAGACAGATTGTGCAGGATTTGAGAACTAAGGGGTATACGACTATTTACAGTGAAATTATTTTAAAAAGCCTCCCGCAAGTTACATCTCTTAAGCCGTATGATGAACTTACATTTCCGCCCGAAACAATAGAACTTCAGAAGGCTCGTGTCGTATTCAGAAAGGTGTTTATGACCGAATTGGAAGTTCGTGCTATGATTAGAACGGACGAATGGGATGAGGAAGGAGTTGAAGAGGCGATTAAGACAAAGGGTATGTTCACTTGGTATAGAGACCCAAACATAGTTCCTACGAACAGATTAAACCAAGACTATAGGCTCAGAACAAACAACCTCATTGAGATTTGTTACGCCTATTATAGGCAGATAAACGAGAATGGAGTACCTTGTGTTTACTACACGGTCTTCTCTCCTAACGCCAGTGACCAGACACATTTGAAGCACGGTAAACTTGGATACGCACACGGTAAGTATCCATTCGTAGTGCTTCGCAGGGAGTACATCAGAAAGGCAATCTATGAGAGCCGTGGAATCACAGATATCCTGTCAACCGACCAAGCCGAACTCAAGGCACAGAGAGATGCTATGCGTGACCGCACTGCGTTCGAAACTGTCCCACCCCTAATGTACAAGCGGCGTGTTGGTGGCACTGGTCGAATTGGGCCAGCGATGCTACTCCCTGTTTCAGATGTTAACTCAGATTTCAAGTGGATGGAGCCGCCTAGAGGTTCTCCGCAGATTGCTGAGTTTGTTGTGTCGCAGATTGAAAAAGATGCGGCTGGGTACTTTGGTCTTACCAGAGAGGATACGCCACCTGCGTTGTCGCAGATGCTTCAGCAGAACTCGGTGGATAACTGGCTGACGGCTTGGGGAGAGATATATACGCAAATGCTTCAACTTACGCTCCAGTATATGGACAGCGTTGAAGTCGAACGAATTTGTGGTATGCAAATACCCAAGGACATAGAAGACATAAACAGCCAGTACGACTTTGAAGTTAAGTTTGATGTCAGAAATCTGTACAGCGACCTAGTCCTTGAAAAACTTCAAGCCATCAACCAGTACATCCTTCCGCAGGATACTGGCGGTGTGATTGATAGAAACGCAATGGTTAGATTGTCTGTGGAAGCCGTTTCTTCAGATATAGCCAAGTCTGTTGTTGTTGACCAAACCACAGCAAGCCAGCGTATGTACAAGGAGGTTCAGAACGAAATTGGTATGATGATGCTTGGTAACGAGGCTACTTATGTAGAGAACGACCCGACAGCCCAGACCAAGATGCAGTATCTTCAGCAGATTATGGCTAAGAACCCCAAGGCTCAACAGGCTCAACAGCAAGACCAAGTCTTTGTGATGCTGTTGCAGAATTATGTCAAAAACCTTCAGATGTCTGTTATGCAACAACAGAACAAACAAATAGGCCGTATCGGAGTTACACCTGTGTCGGACAAGATTGCTCAAGAACAACAACAGCCACAAACCAATGAAGGATACTGATTACGATAATAGTGTTTTTGGTTTCAGTGAACACAATAAGATGTGGGAACACCTCGTGTTTTTGCTAGACTTGAACATAAAAGCAGAAACTGAAAGGGCTATATCACCAGATATGGTTGGTGAAAATCGTGTACACCAATGCGGGAGGGCGGACGCTTTGACAAACTTTAAAGCCCTTCTTCTTGAAGAACGCAAGACGGCACGAATTAGGGCTGGATTAACTCCAGAATAATTTTACTTCTACTTGACATCTGTAAAAAAGATGTAAAGTTGAGTCTAACAGTTTCTGGGAGTCTGCAAAAACCCTGCAAAACAAAAGGCACTTTAGACCTTATCTAATGGACAATACAAACCCACAAAACGGAGAAGCAGACGCATCCAACGCTGACAACAGCGAAAACAGTCTGCAGGAAAGCAACTTTCCTACATCTGCTGAAATAAACAGCAGGTTGAACTCAATCCTGTTCGATGATGAAGTTGCTACGGAACAGGCGGAAGAGGGCGAAGACGACAGTAATCAGCCCCAAGACCAGCAGACAGACGGTGAGTCGGAAACGAACACTGAAACTGATACTGAAGGCGATGAGGTTCATTCAAAGTCCGAGGAAGAGCAAGAGGAAGTTTCTCGTGGTGTGCAGAAGCGAATCGACAAACTGACAGCAAAGCGAAAAGAGGCGGAAGCCGAAATCGAAAAACTGAAGCAGGAAGTCGAGTCACTGAAGACCACTACGACTAGTCGCAGAGAGCCAGAATTCACAGACGAACCTTTTTCCAACTTGAATACGATTGCAGAAATTGAGGCAGAGATTGCCCAAGCAAGGTCGGTTCGCAATTGGGCAGAGGAAAACGCTGATGGATATACGGAAACAAACGACAAGGGCGAGGAAATGTATTATGACCCTGCCAAGATAAGGCAGATTAAGGTAAACGCTATGAGGGCTCTTGAAGAAGGGCTACCCAAGCGTTACCAGTACATCCAAGCGAGAGACCAAATCGACCAAGTTGCTGTTAAGGAATATCCGTGGTGGAAGGATAAGACTGCAAAGGAGCGTCAGATTGCTGACCAGTTCCTGCAGACTTTCCCGCACATCAAGAAGTTCCCAGACTACAAGATGGTTATTGGTGATTACATCAGAGGCGTAAAAGCCCGAGAAGCGGCAGTAAAAGGTCAAAAGCCTGTCGTCAAAGCACCTGTTCAACCTCGTTCCAGTGGCATAGCCCCGACTGTCAAGAAAGAGGACATCCGCAGTCAGAACGCATATGCCAAGTTTGCCCAATCGGGAAGAACTGATGACCTTGCTAAAGTTATGGAGAAGTTCCTCGACTAAATATATACTACTATGGCAAGTCTAACAGAAAGAAATATCGTCTCTGGTAAGCGGGAAGCCCTCGCTGATACCATCTCACTCGTGGATGCTAAGTCCACTCCGTTCACATCAATGGCTCCGAAGGTTGCAAAACCAGGAAATACGCTGTTCCGCTGGCAGGTTGATTCCCTCCCCTCTGTGTCCGCTGAACAGGCTGGCATCGTTGACGGTACGGATGTTGACCCGAATGGGGCTCAGATTAAGAACTATGTCAAGGATGGTGCTACCCAGTACCGCTATGAATTGTCCAACCACATTCAGATTTTCAGAGAAAGCACTCGTGTGTCTCCTCTGACAACTGACATCGCTGTGGTTGCTGGCGTTCGTTCGGAACTGTCAAACAATGTCGCTAAGGCTACTGAAACGCTGAAGCGTAAGATGGAAAAGACCCTTTGTTCTGCTAACCTTCCGAAGGCCGATGACGGTGCTTCACAGGGTTATGCTACTCGTGGTCTTGATTCGTGGATTAAGAACGACTTCACAGGTGATGCTTATCTTCCTGTGCCTACAGCGTTCCGTACTCCTACTTCATCCATCTCGACTGTCGGTACTGCCGCTCTTGATGAGGCTGTTGTCCAGAATGTTCTGGCTTCCGTCTTTGAACAGCAGGGTCGTCCGCAGGAGTTTGACCTCCTTGGTGGCTACAAGTTGAAGCAAGCCTTCACTGCTCTCACCTACACAACTAGACAGAATGCCAACACGAATACCGCCTCGGTTATCCGTACCCTCAACAGAGAGTCGGAAAAGAGCGTGTACAAGTCCAGCATCGATGTCTTTGAAGGTGACTTTGGTTCTATTCGCATCCACACCTCTCTCTTCCTCAAGAACAACTTCTGCGGTTACCTGCTGAACTTTGACTTGGTTGGAGTTGGCTACGGAGGCAATATCGCTCAAGTCAAGGAACTGACGGACAATGGTGGTGGCCCTGCCAGAATGGTCGAGGCTATCGCTACTTGCATCGTCAAGAATCCTCTCGGTCTTGCGAAGTTCGACTTCACGACCTAAAGCGTAATGGCTGATGCGTTCGTCCAGTCGTTGGTTGAGATAATCCCTCCTCATCTTCACAAGGAGATGGAAAGGGAACTCATCAACGGCTGGCGAATGCGTGAGTCACTTGCCAGAGCGGAAGCCAAGCAGATTGCCCATTTTGGGCATACTAACGAGGCTCACGATGTTCAAGGGTTAGGTAGGAAGATTGCTGAAATCCCTGCCGATGCCTATCACTATTGGGGACAGAGACTAGGGTATGAATGCTGGAAGGATAAGCAGTTTTTTAAGGAATTCCTGCGTGATAACCCAGAACTCGCTGTTCGCAATTATTGCAAAAAGACAGTTGTTCAAGGAACTGTTTTCACAGCGGATGGTTACCAAGTATAATGCGTACTACCGACTTTTCACAAATACTGTTTGAAGCCCTACAATATAGCGGCAATGACAGACATAATATTACGGACGAGACATTTGCTCAGTTCCGTGATTTTATCACAGCCAGACTGCGTGAGGCTTGGGAGCAAGACGAATGGCCCGACCTTTGCAGACTAGCACAATTCACGACCAGCATTGACGCAAACAATGTTGTTTCGTTCACTTTACCTTCAACCGCTGGGGAAGTCCTTGGCGTTTTTAACAAGAACCCACAAGCAAGCACAAGAGTTACAGACCTTGGCTATGAACTATATGACGATGGAACTACAACCAAAGTCATTGTTCAAAACAGAATACTTACAGATGGATGGTTTCACTATAGAATCAAGTGTCCTGTCCTTACAGGAGATTTGTACAATCCTACGGTTGTATATTCGCAAGGGGCTCAAGTGTATTTTGACACAGGCTCAACAACTGGTACATATATGCCAGTCTCTGGAAAGCCCCATCGTGGCAATTTTTATATTGCTCTAGGTTCTACAGTTCCTGCCAACTACAATCCATCAACTCATCCTCTAGAGTGGCAGAAAATAGAGATACCTTATATCTTTGGTAATTACTGTTCTTGGGGAGCCGCCGCTAATTGGTTGGTTTCAGAAGGACAATTGCAAGAAGCGGCTGGTTTGGATTCAAAGGCTTCTAGTATGTTGACCGCAGAAGCAGACAAGGTCGCAAGACAACAAAACCAAATCTCAAAGATTAGATTTATAAACCCATACACCTAATGTCCTCATCATTCACTACATTCTCCAGTCCAGCACTGCGTAGGTTTAGCACCACGCAAGTTGCTACTAGCACAACCAAGACTCAAGTTCTTACACCTCCTGCCAACATTACAACAAGGCGTATTGTTCTCCTTGTTCAGAACACATCCACAACCGATACGGTTCAGTTGATGGGTAATGCTACCGATACCGTTGGTGTGGTTCTTCCACCTCAGTCTCAGTTCTCGCTCGACAACTATAACGGTGGTCTTTGGGCTGTTGCTGACTCTGGTACTCCCGCAATCAACATCACAATTGGTTCTGTCTAATGAGCATTAATGTTTCTACAGGCGTGATGATTCCAGCCAATGTGTTGGAAGTCGGAAACGAAATATCTGCTGACCAACTTGCGGCTATTCAGAACGCTTCTATGGCTTCTGCCGCAAATCCTTTGGTCACCAAGGATAAGGCTTTGGCTAACGCCTTGGCTTCTATGGTTCAATACGCTTTTGATACAGGTACTGATTCAAACAGAACCGCTTGTGGCATCTCAAATGCAGGTATACTTGCTGGAACAGGCTCTTTTGCTGGAATCTGGGATGGCACATCCGCATCTTGGGGTTTCCCTTCCATCTATACATCGGCAAACAACAGTTCAACTCAGACGCTTTATGTTATCGTGAATAGCACCCTTTCAGACTTCAAAATCCAAAACTAATATGTTTATTGTTCTTCTTTCAGTTGCTCTTGCTATTACAACTTTTCTTGCAGGAGTTTATGTCGGCACTCGCTGGTCTGAAAAGATTAAGGCTGTGTACGACTCTATCCTATCGCAGTAATGCCTAATGAAGTTTTAAGAGATGGAGACATAGGATTTGTCGGGCTTAACAGCCGTGACAACCCTTCGACATTGCCAGCAGGTACTGTCTCTCTATCTCAGAACTTTAGGTTAGACAGAGGCGTTGCTACGGTAAGAAAGGGTCTTCAGCGTAAAACATCCTTTGCTCTTGTAGGCCAGACGGTCTATGGAAGCGGCTGTTATCTTGATACCAATGGACAAGAAGTGTTCATTGTCATTGTTGCCGATGGTCTGTATTCGTACAACCCGCAGACGGAGTTTATCTCAACAAAGGTTAATTTCCCTGTAGGCGTTACAATCACAACTTCAGATGGTTGTGATGTGGTACACGCTGTAGATAGAGTGTTTATCTCTAGAGGTTTTGGATACCGTCCTCTAATGTGGGATTTGTCTGGAAGTATTACAGAACTTCCTTTAACACCTACAGCAGGTCACGAATTCCCAAACTGCACAGGACTGTTGTATTATTCCAACAGATTAATTGCACTTGGTAAACATCATCTGGATACGGATTTAAAAAGAAACCGTGATACTGTATCTGTAAGCAATTACTTAGATTACCAGCATTGGGATGCACTTGATGCGTTTTCCTTCAACGAGGGCGGTAATGATGAAGTTGTTTCTGTGTCTCCTTGGACTCTTAATGAGTTCTTGGTTTTGATGCGTAACAGCATCTTCTATGTAAATATTGGCTTAGGTCGTTATGCAGATGGTGAACAACTTGGAACTACATCGTTCATTAAGACGCTTGTAACAGACATTGGTTGTTCTGCTAAGCGAAGCGTTGTTCTGGCTAATGGTGGTGTAGTGTTTTTGTCGGACAATGGTGTATATTTCTTAAGCCCACAGTCTGTAGGTTCTAACGAATCTGTAAGGCTTCTTACCGTTGCAGACCCATTGTCTTCTCCTATTGACGATGTGATTCAAAGAATCAACAAAAACGCTTCAAAGAGGTCAGTAGCCACATATTGGAACAACAGGTACTATTTGGCAGTTCCTCTGGACACATCTACAGACAATAACGCAATCCTTGTATATAATTTCATCCTAAAGGCTTGGGAGTCTGTAGATGTATATCCTGCTGGGTTTGATGTTGCTTCATTCTTGATTGGTAAGAAAGACAATCAGCGTAGACTTTTTGCTGTAGACGGAGACCAAGGCTTCTTCTTGATGGAACAGTTGGAGTATGACGAATACGGCCCTGCTACTGGCACTCCTGTTCTTCCTTTTTTTCTTCCTGCTACTATTAGCACTGCATCGTTTACGCCTAACACTATTAATGGAATCTTGGAGACCAGAAGATACACATTTAATAGCATTGGTGACAAGAGGTTCAGCACATCCGAAGTAGAACTCTCTTCTAATGCTGGAGGCCAAGTAAGAACATCCATTGATGTGTATAACCCAGATGTAACGACAATTACTGACTCGTTGGGTTTTGCCACAACAGAGGATTCAACAAGGCGTATTCCTATTAGGAAAATTGGCTCTGGCATCAAACTGAAGTTTGAAACATTAAGCCTTCAAAGACCGTCCGTAAGGTCAGCATACATCTACGCCATCAATCAATTTAAAACCAACCAGAGCAAAAAATAACTATGCCACAAATTCAGAAAGGCACTACATACAGTGCAATTAACAATCAGGTAAACTTCACGAACCTCAACAATCTTGTTGATGCGTCTGTACTTCTTGTTGGTGCTATCAGCGAACAACCGCTTATTACGGCCAACACGCTAGCATCTACTGATGAGTTTATTGTTAATGATGCAGGTGTTTTAAAGAGGACTACTGTCTCAGATATTCTTAACAGTTCTCTTAACGCCACGCTTGGAGTTGCACAGGCTACATCTGTTACTACAAATGCAATCAACACGCTTACTGGAGATGACCTGCAGTTGACCGCAACAGACAAGGCAATTGTTACAAGCAAGGCGTTTTCTTCTGGCGATGGAATAAATGTGACGGTGTTTTCTACAGCCCACGGTCTTCTTGCCAATGCCATTGTTCTTGTTTCCGCTACAGTAGCGGAGTATTCTGGTACATTTAGAATTGCTTCTGTGGCTACTGATTCGTTTGTGTATGTGTTGAACACGACAGCAACGCCAACTAGCGGTACTTGCTCATACACGAAGAAGGCATCAGTTAATGTTAATGGTGGTCTTGTTTCCAACTCCTTGTCTGTTTCCAAGGGAGACCATAGAGTTGATGGTGTGTTGTACGCAAAGGGTGCTATACAAGCGGATGGTGCGTTTACGAGTAACGGTGTAGCCAACTTTACAGGTACGCTACAAGTTAACGGAACTGTTGGATATGTGCTTACTGAAGTGTTGGATGAAACAATTCCTCCTTATACATCTGTTGGTGCAGGTAATTCGGCAGGAATCTGGCAGTCTTTGTTGTTCACCAAACCTGCTGGTGAAGTTTGGATTTTTGAACTGAACTTTAATCACGGTTCAAATGTTCCTTCTTTCCAAACTGGTGCTATTAACTATGCATATGGTATTAGATATTATTCTACTGCAGTTTATACAGGGTCGTATAAATCTGCTTTTTCTGTTAATCGTCCTATTAGTGGTGCTTCACACGCAGATACTACCGTTATTCCTGCACAGGTAACTTGGGTTGAGCAGTCCGCTACTGTACTTACAAATGAAAGAGTGACTATTGATGTTTTTGTTGGTACTGCTATGAAGATGTTCTCTAATTCCAGTGCAATTTTTACTGGGTTTACAACTCCAGTTGCTAGTTCTGTTCTTAGAATCTACAAGTTCAAGACTGCTTGATGTTTCAAAATCAAGTCATTGATTTTATTAACGCCAACAGGTCTACAAAGTCTTTTGGCTTTGAAGGAAATCACTTGAAGATGTATCTGACTTGGGCATTTTCTTTTGACTACTTGTTTATCGTTTTTGAAAACAATGAAATTGTAGGTGTCGGTGTTGCATACCCGCTAAAAAGACCTTACAATGGGGATAAGTTTACCCTGTTTGTGTTCAACGAAATAGTGCCACCAAGTGAAGAACATAAACACGAATTATGTATTATGGACTTGGTAGCAGTTACGGATAGTGCAAGGAAAACACTTGTAAAAAACTTTCAACAACGCTACCCAAACTGGCAGAACCAGAAGAAATGGGGGCTTAGAGACGAAGAAACAAAAGAAATCTCAAACCAATATATTAACCTTCTAAACAAAATTGACTAATGGGTTCTAAAGTAAAAACACCTCCTCCTAGGGATTATTATGGAGAAATGAAAGGTACAATGGATGCACAGAACAGGCTTGCTCCAGAAATGATAGCGTACGAACGGTCTCTTGTTCCCCAGTTGCAACAGTTGCAAAGGGAGCAGATGATGGGACAGGCCGACAATCTCAAGACATTCTATAGGGGTGTTATGGGTGACAGTGCAAACTTGATGTCGCAGTATGGTTCCACCTTTGCCAATGCAATGGCTCCTATTGCACAAGGGTCTAGGACTACATATGAATCAAGCCTTGGAGGTGGAGTGAACTTGCAGAATTTGATGCGTTCACAGGCTATGTCTGAACTTAACGCTGGTACTGGTCTCACTCCAGATATGCAGACACAGGCACAGCAAATGGCTAGAGCGGCTTCTTCTGCTAGAGGAATTACCAACACTAATAGAGGATTGGCAAATGAAGTTCTTACTGGCTACAAGTTAGGTCAAGACAGACAAGATAGGGCTCGTACATTTGCCAATACTGTGCTTGGCAATGATGTTACTATGGCAGGTAATGCTTATACCCAATACGGCTCTCCTCTCATACAAAACGGTATGGCGGCTCTTTCACCTATGGGACTTGCAGGACAGGCAATGCAGTACAACCAAAGCCTTGGCCCGACATATCTGCAACCAGAGTCTCAGTACTCTGCTAATCTTGTTGGAGCAAATCAAAATATGGCTCTACAGGCCGCAATTGCAAATGCTCAAAACAAGAATGCTATTACAACAGGTCTCATTAGTGGTGCGGCCTCAATTGCTACTGGTGGTCTTTCCAAGGGTGGGGCTTGGGCTCCTTCATAATTAATTTATGGCATCACCATTTCAAAAGTACCAAGGCGAACAAGTTCAGCCAATTAATATCCTGCCCTATACAGGGGCAATGGCTGAGAATACCTTTAAGGCATTAAGTGAAGTTGGAAAGAATATTGGAGGTACACTAAGATATAATGCAGAAAAGGCACAAGAAAAATCCAAAGCCGCCTATATTGCCAATGGAGTAATCCAGAAGTACATAGAGCAAGACGGCCCAGAAGACGATGCTACTGGTGAGGTTACCTATAAGTTATCTGATACAGCACCATCTCACATCAAGGATTTGTACTCAAAGGTACAAAAGCAACCAGATGGCGTTGAAGGGATTTCAACTACGGACTTGATGGGTTTCTTGACGCTTGAGCAAAAGCATCAACAGGAAAGACAGCAAGACATAGAGAATTCCATCAAAGAAAGAGGTATTGGAATTCAAGAAGCAGAACAAGGGTTGCGTAAAGTACAGGTAGAGCAAGGAATAAAGAAGCAGGAACAAGACTATGCTTTTGCCGTTAGAGATTTGGAGTGGAGAATAAAGCGTGGAGAGACTGGAGATAAACTTGACCAAGATAAACTTGCGTTAGAAAAAGCCAGACTTGACCTTGAAAAGGCTGTAAACCCAGAAAGAATAAAACTGCTTACAGAACAGGCCAGACAAGAAGCGATAAAGACTGAGTCATTGACTCGTGCCGCCAATGCAGAAAAAGCAAAGGAAGCATTGATTCAAGCCAGAGAAGGGATTACGCCTACTGCTACTATTCCTCAATATGGCTTAACTGAAACTCGCTCTGGTATAGTCCGCACACCAGATGGTTTTTATGAAGTTACGGATGACATTGACCAGTTCCTAAAAGATACTGGACTTAAAGTTCAAGACATAGAAGCACCTAGTCCTTCTACAGACATTCCTTATTCTACGACTTTGTCTAGGGCTTTGTCTGGTGATGTTAAATTTGACCCTACACTTCCTGCTGTAAAAAACCCTTCTGTTAACAAGAAGAAGTTTGTTCAATCGGTATACGAACAGTTGATTAAAAACTTCCCAGATAAGCGGGATGTCATTGACCATCAGTTTAAGTGGAACCAACAACAGAAGGGGGAAAACAAGGATGTTGAACTAGACTCTGAAAGATACGACCTTGCTGTTAAGTACACCAACACTAAACAGTTTCAAGATGTTGTAGGAGGTAGCCTTGGTATAAAGAAAGAAACTGCAGAAGTTAAATCTTCAACTCCTCCTACTGGCGTACAAATTATATCTCAAACCAAAACTGGATACGGAACAATTAAGCAGGTTGTTGCATACAAGACTGACCAAAGAATGGTTGATGAGTCTTATGATGCGGCTTTCCAGCAGTTTAAGGATAGAAATGTTCCGTTCCCTATGACCAGAGATGAGGCTTATAAGATATTTGGTCTCTTTGGTGGAATGAAGAGATGGATGACAGACGATGGTAAGGTTATGTACACCAACGAAAGGGGAGAAACCAAGTCGCAGGACGAACTGGAAGGTATGGGTCTTACTAGACAGCCTACAACTGAGTACGGCTTGAAGCGACAAGCGGCTAACAACTGGCTTAGAAGATATGTGCCAGATGAAAAATCTGAAGGAAGAACAGTTGGTAACTACACATTTACAGCACAGACTAAAAACAAGGCAGACCCAATGTCCGAGTCTGGAATCATAAACCCAGAAAAGGCACAGGAAGATATGGTTATGATTGAGACAAACCTTACAAAGGCTGATGAGTATGTTGATAGAATGAAAGCGTTGTGGAGAGATGTTCCAGTTGGAGAGTCTGTAAAACTTTGGTCTGAGTGGCAGACGGAGTATACGACCCTTCAAAGAGGTCTGGAAACATTCAGAAAGTACTTCATTGCTCCAGGTACAGAAACTGAAAGAGATGCTGACAGACTTGCCGAAATGATGGTTGAGCCTAGATTCAAGACTCACTGGCAAGACCCAGAAAAGAGACAGGAGGCTTTGGATATGGTAAGAGCCCTCATTGCAAATGGAGCAAAGGCAAAGGCTGATGCATATGGTATTACCGTCACTCCGTCAAAAGGTATAACAAAATCAATGACAAACGAGCAAGTTTCAGAAAGGATAAAGGCAATGGCAAAGGAACTTGAGTCCAAGTATCCAGACAAATATCAAAAAAAATAATCTAAAGAATGTCCGAAATTTCTTATTCTAGTTCAGAAGAACTCCGCAGATATGCATCTCAGATGGGACTAAGGTTGCCAACTGAAGAGGCCATATCGAATCCAGAAGTTCCTTTGCAAAATGAGCAGAACGCAGACATACCAGCCGAAATTCCAGAAGAGTTCAAAGGTGAATATTTGGCTGAGATGGACAAGCGTTATGGTCACTTGGGCTATGTTATGCCCTTTGAAGACTATCAGATATACAAAAAGTTTTTGGATAAGAAGAAGGTCTCGATGTGGAATACCATCGGAGAAGCGGTTGCCGCAACTACTACAGACCTAGCAACTGGTGCTTGGGAACTAACAAAAGACACAGCAACGCTAAAGGTTCCTAAGGTCGTAGGCTCAACGATTGAAGGTGCGGCTGTAGGTACGAAGAATTGGTTGTATATGTATGAGCAAGCCAAGTACGACAAAAACTCTTGGCTTAGTAAGATGTTGTTTGACAACCACGCAACGCCAGAGGACGAGTACCTGTCTTATCAAGAAGCGTTGAAGGTTCGTGAGATGATACACAAAGACCAGAACGAAGGCATCTGGGTTCCGCCTAAGGTCAATGTTGGCGGTATGGAAATAGACCTAACAAACCCTGCAGTTGTTCAAGCAATCTCATATGTAGCAGACCCTTCTTGGCTTATTCCTAATCTTGGAGTAGAGTCTGCCATCGCAAAGGGGATGAGAGGTGCTACAGCCGCAGTTGGTCTTGGTGAAAACCTAACGAAGGCTAGTGCCTATGCACTAAAGAAAGCGTCTCAAGGTTTCGGAAAACTTGGAGATATGGGAGAGACTATCTCCGCAAAGATTGCCAAGGTTGACAAGGGTGTTGGAGAAGTGATGTCTGATATGACTGGTCACGAACATCACATTACAGCACAGGGCAAAATCCAAGGTAACGAAGGTCTTGTCCGTTCTGCCGAAAGTGGTCTTGGCGTGAACAAAGTCACAATTCCTGCTTGGGCTCAAGTCTCAATGGTTTGGGGTGGTTCTAAACTAACAGAAGGCATTGGTCGGCTTGGTGAAACTACATTCAAGTTAGCCGCAGAAGAATCAAAGATTGCAGGTATGGCTCTGTCTGAGCGTGTAGCCCTTGAGTCTACGAACAAGTCAATCCAGAAGGTCGCCACATTCTGGTCTCAAAATGCCACTCCTTTTGTTGAATGGGTTACTAATACAACAAAGGTTGGTCTTCACTCTTCAATGTATGGTGGTGCTTTTGGCTTTGCTTTCGGAGGAGAAGAAGGTCTTTACCACGGACTTGGAACTGGTTTTGTTATTGGCTCCGCTTTCAATCAGATAGGTGTTCTTCATAACACCGTGTCTGGCGGTGATGCAGTCAAAGATACTGTTAAGCAGTTCCTCTGGGCTACCAGCCACTACGACTTTCACAATCAAGAAGGCGTAATGCGTTATCTCGAGAATGCATATGCTGAAGGTGGAACTAAGGGACAACTTAGAGTTATGTCTCAGATAGCCGCCGCCGAGCGTCTGCTTCCAGACGACCCTATTCGTATCCTTACGGAAAAGAAGATTAAGGAGATGTCTACCAGCATCGAATGGGATGCTTACGAAAGACAGAACCTTGCAAACCCAGAGTTCGGTGGCATCACTTTTGTGAAGAACAAGGATGGCAAATCTGTTATCCTTATCAACGCCGACAGAGCCGCTAGGTCTGCTGTATCTGAAGAGACATTCCACGGATTGCTTCTGACTAAGCGTTACGGCAAGGAGTTCTCAAAACACGCAATTGATGCACTTGTTGGAACGGAAGATAAACTTGGTGCGTTGTACAGAATGCCCAAGGATAAGGCTGTTGCTCTCCTTGAGCAGTTTAGAGACCAGTATTTCAACTTGGAGAAGAGTACCACAGGACATATCCCAGAAAATATGTCTGGTATGTACAAGAAGTTTAATGATGCCATAGAGCGATTTAAGGGTGGAGAAAAGCCTACAGTACTGAATGGATTCTTTGAAGAGTTTATGGCCTCTTATTGGAATCGGTTTGTCGAGGAAAAGCCATTGGACTATTTGCTCAAGGGAGGAGACCTTGGACTCATCAGAAACGCCATAGAAGGAGCAAAGGACTTCTATCGCAACACGATGGCAAAAGACTTGCAGGAGGCTGGCGTTCAGTTGGTCAAGGGAGAGACGGCAGATATGTTCCTTATAGACCAGAATACGAAGCAAAGAGTCAGAATTCCTATTCTGGAAAAACTGATGAAGCATTATGTTAAGGAACTTAACAGCGGAATGTATGATGGCTGGGCGTTGAACAACAAGAAGTATGCAGACACCAATACGCTTCTTAACAGCGATTTTGACCATCTCTTGAGACAGGATGTCGAAAGTGGAACTGTCGTTCCCAAGAGCCTTGCAGAAGTTGAAAAGGAAATGCAGGGAAGAATTGCCGCTCTTGCTGAAGCATTGATTAACCTTCCTAAGGAAGACCGTGGCCTCAGACTTGATTTGATGAACGAGTCTGGGGAAAGCGTTGCACAGTTCCAGCCAGCAAAGCCACGCAAGAAGAAGCCTAAGAAGGAAGTTCTCCCAGAAACAACTAAGCCTTCAGAAGCCATAGACCTTCAAAAGGAAAGGGCTTGGTTCGAAAAGCATAGACGCAAGTTCTCTGGAACTGATGTTACACCTTCAGACCTTTCTGAACTTGGCCCTAAGAAGGGCGGCAAGCCAAGAAAGGTAGAGCGAGAAGCAGGTACAGGAAGATGGAGTTTGGAGAAGGAAGGTGATTTCTGGGAAAGCGTTTGGCAGGGCAATCCTCGTGTCAGAATAACAGGTCTCGCCACGCCAAAGGAGATAAGCCTCTTTGAGCAATACCTTGGTCAACATACAGCGGCTAGACTGCGTGAATTGAATTTGGTCATTGAAACATCTAGGGCTGGAAGAACAGACCAGATTTCAAACATTATCCGCTCTACTGTAATTACCTACGAGAAAAGCACAGAGGACGGAAGAGAGCAGGGTCGATTTGTTGAAGAGCGTAGGTTTGTACCTCTTGAACTCAATATGTACTTTAAGGCAAAGCCGAAGGGTAAGCCTAAGGATGGAATACAAAAGTATGTGGTTGGAGAGGCCAGACTTCTTGCAACAGTGTTTGATTGGGATGCATATCTGCGTAGAGAAGACTTTATCTACAACAAGATAGATGACGGAGAACTGCATTTTAAGGGTGTCAGAAACCTGTTTGCTACACAGCAAAATCTCAGAGAGTCAGTTAAGGCTTTGTTGAGCAATTACAGCCTTGGCAACCACGCAGAGGCTGGTCTCAAGTTGTTTTCTAGAGGAAGAGGCGGGGAAAGAGATGCCGCCCTTAAGAGAGACATTGTCAACGCCGCCATTGGTTTCCACCCGACCAAGGAGATGATGAAGAAGAGAAGGTATAAGAACACGCCTCTCGACTTCCAGATGCGTGAAGCAATGCCAGAGACCTTCAATGTAGTTAAGAGTTTCCGTGTGGACAGAATGTCTGGAGTAAGAGCAGAAAACGGAGAAGGTTTTAGATATGACCACAACGAGGCTTACAAACGAGTACAGGCCAACTTCTCTCCTGCAATCACACGCAGAGACAACAACGGACACATAATCCCTGCAGGTGCAGGTCATATAATCAAAGACACAGTTTACAGAAACAAGGAAGGTGAACACATCGCTGTGTACGGACTGAGAACTCCTTCCTCTGAAATACTGGTTCGTGCTGACAGAAGTAGGGTTTTTGATTATGTTGACGAAGGGCTTGCCGATAGTATGGAAGCATCAATTCCTAGCCTTAGAGGTAGCCAGTACACCTCCAAGAATGGATGGCTTCACTTTACTCCAGACATCTACGAGGCAGGTTTCTTTGAAGACAAGAAGATGCGTGTCGGTTATATAGACTCGCAAAGCCACTTGGACATATCTGACATTCCGTTTGGTACTGATATGCGTACAGCCGTTAGCACGGTTGCCAGCCGTATTGCTGAAACAACAGGCACTCCTATAGGCAAGGTAACAGAAGACCTTTTGCGTATGAAGGACGATAACGGAAGACGCATCTTTGATACCTTCCAGAAGGACACAGACCCTATTTCTTCATCTATGCCTACGATGGATGAATGGCTGATGACGGCTAACAGCAAGAAACTGTTTAGAGATTATGGTATACACTCGATTGGATATAAGAACACAAACCCGATAACTGGACACGAGTACAGTTCAGTCGCTGTGTTTGAACCCAAGCGGTTTATCGAAAACAGACAGGTTAAAGGTCTTAACGACTTTATGTTCCAGCCGTCAAAGACGATTGGAGACAAGTACAAGGAGATGGTCAAGAAGGCAGGTTCTGACGACATCACAGCACTCCTCAAGTTCAAGATAAACGAGCAAGGAGAAGTTGTTCCTCGTGACAAGTTTGAACACCAAATCACTGAACAGTCCATAAGAGATGTAGTTAACTTCAATGAGATGCTTGTGTCTGATGCATTAAAGTATCTTAAGGACGAGAAGGTCTTTACGCAGGAAACATACAAGCGGTTCAAGGAGACAATGACTCCAAAGGTCGCTCAAGTTCTCCGTGAAAGATTTAAGTCTGCACCCAAGGAAGTCATCGATAAGATAGCCCAGTTCTCGATGGATGGGTATGCTACCTATGTTTCAAGCCTTGCCGTTGCCAACAGACAGATTTCACCGTTTGGCAGAGAAACATACATACCGAAGGTGTCGCTTAATGCTGACTCTGCCTTGATACAAAACGCATCTAAGTATGGCATAACTCCAAAGACTCTTGCCGAGACTGGCATACCTTCACTTGGACACTGGGTTGAGATGTCTGAGGGAGAGTATATGGCACTCAAGAACTACAAGAATTGGGGTAAAACTCTGGAGTTCGTAAAGACGAATAGAGAACTTGAAGCAAACAAGAAGATTGCTGAACTTGAAAAGAAGGGAACAGGATATGGAAGAAGACTTTCTAAGACAGAAAGAGACGCTATCAGAGTTCCTTTGTTTGACATAGAGTCGATGAGAACAGAGGCGGTAGAGCGTATACTTAGAGAGAACAATGGAATTGCTGGCCTAGTAGACAATATGGCGGAGCGTCAGAAACAGTTGGTGTTCTTGGTTGATGCTTCAATCCTTGGAACAGGAAAGATTGGAGATGACAACCTTGTTCTGTCTACATACGCAAAGAACAGAATGATGGAGGCGTTTATGAAACGCAACATAGGCTTTGCCAGACAGTTGATAAAGACCGAGCGTGGATATGCCAGACAAAGTATGCAGGAAATTGTTACAGCATATGATGCCATAGTTACATCTCGTCGTGACATTGCTGGTGAAGCATCTGAAGCGTGGGCTATGTGGGATAGACAAAACAGGGAAGTACAAAACATCATATCTGATGACGCTAAACAGCGTATCTTAGATTTCCTTTCCGCTTACCACATCAAGGATGTTAACCCAGAAATACTGGATAAAATCAGAGCAAAACTATACGATGAATCAGCAAAGGGCTTCATAGAACTTGGCACACCAGAAGCCATAGCAAGAAGCGTTGAGTTGTATGCCTTCTTTGATGCTGGAGGAAAGAGCAACTTGGCAAGAATCAGAGAGTCTATAAAGCGTAACTACATAGAATCCATCAATGCTCTTGAAAAGGAAGGTTTTTACGGAGTCAGATGGCAGAGCAAAGACCTCTCAAAGTCAGACGGCAATGTTGCCATAAACGAAACCGTCACGATTAAGAATGTGAACAGGGCGTGGAATTTTGATGGCACTCACCTTACGGTTATCGAGAAGATAAGCGACAAAAACCCTTCAGAAAAAATCCTCACTCTACACGACAAGGATGGAAATGTTCTTATGAGAAAGAACTATCAGTCTCGTGTGGAAAAGCAGACAAAGGACAACCAAGGGACTTTCTTGGTGGAACTTCCTCAGAGCATAATAGATGAAAAGGTTGACTTGTTCCTGCAGGAAGCAACGCAGGTTGTAAGAAACAAGATAGGTACAGGAGATATCCCTGCACAGCAACTTATTGAGGGGCCGTATCAAGAAGTTAAAGGCAATATGAAGAACCTGTTGCTTGAGATTGCCAAGACCAAGAGAGGGTTTATGGGTCAGTCTTCAAACGACAGATACAGACTCTACAGAAATGGCGACTATTTCATAGCACAGGAAATCAACAACGAACTTGGCTTTGATGTCCCATCAAGAATCAAGCAACTTGAGGAACAACTTGCGTCTGGAAAAGCCAACGCAAGCAGACGCATAACTGATGCAGAGCGTATAAACATAACCAACAGGGTTAACAAGATAGAGGAAATCCTATCTCAGTCTAAGTTCGGAAATCCCCAAAGAGAACAGGAACTTAGGATTGAGATGGGAAGATTGAACGAGCAGTTGGAAAGCGGAACAAAGAAGTCCGACAAACTCAGCAAGACACAGGAACTTAGCATAGACGAAAAAGTAAAACTCAGAGATGAGATTACTAGACTTAAGAAGTTCCAGACTCAAGACCTTGGCTTCTCCTTTGTCATAGACAAGAAGTACAACGCTGAAATATTAACATTCAAGTTTGGTTCTCTTACTGAGCGTAACACTGAACTGACAAAGATGGTCACGCATAAGGGAAGAGGTTCCAATGCGGCTTTCGAGAAGTTTGCAGAAAAGGCGTTCCTTGAATTCAACCAGTTCCTCAACGGTCAGCGTCTGAAGGAAATGAACAGACTTGGCGTAATCCTTGGAGAAGGTACACACAAGGACAGCGTCATACCTCAAATCCGTCAACTTATGGACAAGTTGAACGAGATGGAAAAGGTTCAGAGAGGCTTCTACAACACAGAAAAGAAGCGTATAAACAACGAGCGTAGGCTTAACGGACAAAAGCCTCTTGAAGAGAAGAAGATTGTAGAGCAAATCAAGAAGGACTTGGATGCCTTGGACGATGCATCTATCGAGGCTGAAGCAATGCACCTTGCGGCGGCAGAACAGTTGTTCCAGTTGAATGTTCTCGATAAGATGAACGGAATGACTCCAGAGCGTGTCGAGGAGTTGCTGTATCGCATTTCCGCAAAGAGAAGAGAAGTAGACCTCAATCAGTACCATATGCCTGTTCCAAAGAACAAGGATGTCGTTGGTATGATAGGTGAACTTCAGCGGTCTCTTGTTGAAAACGGAAACAAGTTTGCCGTGCTTCAAGACAAGTTCAACCAGATGCACGATGGTTTGTACGGAAGGAGCGATGAACAGGCGGCGATAAAGGAACAGATTGGTTTCCTTTCAAGACGCTACCTGTATGCAAAGGGAATCAAACTTAACGCAAAGAGACAGTTCATAGAACAAGCAACCCTCCACGACTTTGATGTGGTGTCTAAGTTCGACTATATGAAGTTGCGTACTATGAGACCGCAGGGGGATGGAGTCTCTTATGGAGAGCCGTCATACCTAGTCGATGTTGATGGTGTGCTTGGCAGGGGACACGAGGAATACAGAACGACAAAGGACTACACTGACGAGTTTAAGGCAAGGCTCGTTGAACTGAAGTCATATTATGACATCGGACTTACGCAGGGAGACCTGTCCATAAAGAACATCCTTGGTATAGAACTTACTCCTGCTAACACTGATATATCAATACACCATCATCTCAGAAACAGGCTTACACAAAAGAACCTTGGCGATGAAGGTTACGCTTGGGCTAACGACCCTCGAAACAGAAAGTTCATAAAGTCGCTTGATACGGACATTATGGAGGGACGCATTGACCACAACGAGGCAGTACAGCGTATAAAGGATGAACAGATTATATCGTCCATAGGTAAGGATGGAGTTGACTTGAAGGACACCGTACAGGCTATGAGCGATACAATCGAGAAGATTGCCATCGTTGCAAACAGGCTGAACCTTGCACATAGAGGCATAGAATTGGTTGATATGAACTCTGACATACAGAGCGAGTTCCCTATGTTCAGAAAGTACAGGGCTGAAATACCGAAGGACATACCTAAACTTGAGACTGAACTTAAGAAACTGAGAAGCCTTAAGACATCTCTCAAACAGCGTTACGAAAATATTCTCAAAAAGGCTGGAGACGACAAAGCACCTCCAGAGTTCAAGCGTCTTGTTGCCGAGTACAGGCACATAGATTATAGGGAAGCCATTGCAAAGAAGAACACAAAGCAGGACAGACAGCGTCTCCGTGAGATGGAGAAACTCAGAAAGTCTAGCATCAAAAACCTGTTCAGACAGTATGACGATTTTGCAAAGAACCTAGGAATGAAGGGCATAAGAGACTCACGGCTTGAGATACATCCGTCTGACCCAAGAACTCAGTACATAGCATACGCATTCCCAGAGATAAGCAGTGACTTCTTCCAGTCTTCTTGGAGACAGTGGGACTTGAATACATCTAGCCCAGAAGGACATCCCAACGCTGGTATAGTTGGAGGCAGGGACTCACTGCCAGAAGCAGGAGCATTGCCCAATGCAAACCCTGCGATAAAGGCTTGGACTTCTACTGTTGGCCCAGAAGTAAGACGCTTCATTTCGCAGGAAAGCAGGGACTTGAAGAGACCTGTATACCTTGCGGACTACATACATTTTGCACACGCAAAGAGAGCATACCACGAAAGAAATCCGTCTATGCCTATGTCTGCGGCTGACGCACACCTTCTTAAGTTCTTCTTCCCTAGGGAGACATCTCGTGGACTTCTTGCGGACAAGATTAACAGAGTGCCAGAGGAGAAGATGAAACAGCACGAGGCTTATACCAACGGCATACTTGATAACCTAAAGAGTTCTACAGAAAGGGAACGCTTTATTAGGTCATTCGTAGTAGATGCGTTGGATTTGATTACGGACAATGGAGGACTTAGAGAAGCCGCACTCAAGAAACTTAAGCAGATGTCCGACGCTGAGTTCAAGCAGTGGAAGGAACAGAACCCAGACTCTGTTGACAGAAGCCTAAACACGATTGAGGTGCTTGAGCAGTCTATGTATCTGCTTAAGAACGGTGTAGTTACCGTTGGAAATAAGGGCGATAGGTTCAACTACAGAGACAGCATCCACACCACACTTAGCAAGGAAGACATTGATAAGATATATACAATTGCTGAAAAGAAGTTTGGTATAAGTAAAATTAGAGACAAGTGGGTAGAAGTTAAGGACTCAAATGGCGTTAAGAGATTGCAAAAAGTAAAGGCAGAAGATACTATTAAGAAGGTCACTGCAGAAATGGAACTATGGGTTCAAAAGCAGATTGACCAAGGGATAGTGGAAACTACGCCAAAGGAACTTAGACCTATACTAGCCAGAAGAAAGTCTCCGTTCATCACAAGAAGCGACATAGGTCACATTCCTGTTGACTCTCTTGTGCGTATGCAGGGCTTTATGGATGTCTGGAAGCAGGAGGTTGCAAAGCATA